GCCGCCGATAACCGGGACAAGAAAGGCACGATTGCCATTATAGATATACTGGCGGTCGATGCCGGCATTGCCACTGAAGAACAAAAGAACCGGTTTGCTCTGTATTCTCCGCACTGGATACAGAGCCAAATCCAGATTGGCGCAATTAAGCCGGCCCATGGTATCGCCATCCAGAAGTTGATGGATGGCATGGGTGACGCCCAGACAGACTTGCCGGCGGTCAACGCCCTGACGCAAAGCATCTACGCCATTGCCGACATGCCGCAACCCCAGCAGAAGGCGCAACTAGAGGTGGCGCGTTCCGAGATCACAAGAATGCTCGGCGGCAGGGACGAGCGCAGCCGCCTTGAGGTTGCTGATGTTACAAGGCTTAATGCGCTGATTACGAAGGTGGGCAAGGAGGGGTTCAAGGAATCGCCGCAATACAAGGCGCGGGCATCCCTGGAACATTCGCTGGGCGTTAGTACGGCGGCGCGGCCCCGGAGGTTGATAGGTGATCCCGACCCACAGCAGGTCATTCGTATCGAACGCGCCATGCGCGAGTACGATAGCCGGGTTGCAGATGGTGATGCTCCATGGGATGTCCACCAAGACTTACTGGAAAGGGCTGTCGATGGCATGCCAGACCAAAGCAGTTACCCATCGCTACGCTTTGGGCCACGCAAACTCATCATTGAATATACCAATGAAGACTTCGAAGAAGTAACGAGACGCGCCACCCTACATTTCAAGGATGGTCGCATCACGGACCGGGCGCGGCGTGATATAATGAAACAAATTGCCGAAATCAAAATGATCAGGCTTCGACTTAAATTGATAAAACCAGCCCAGGATGTTGGCGCCGCCGCCAAAAAGCAAGCTTTCGAAGATGCCAAGAAAGGTCGTAAATAACATGGATGTAGCAGACCTGTACTTGGAAACCCGCCGCCACGCCAACGCTGTCAACACCGACGAGTGGATCGCCCTTGAAGATGCCGGCATGGACCCCGGCGATGTCCTGTTCGATACTCCGGTCTACGACAAAATTGAAAAGCGTATCGTCGGCAACCGGCTACAGCATGTCGGCATCGGCAACGATGACGCCGAGGGCGAGGCGATCCTTATGGAAGGGGATGCGCCGGCGGATACCGTTCCCGCGCCTACAGATGCCGTACATACATCTACCATCGACCCACAAACCGGTAAGCCAGTAGTCTCGCTACCTATACCTATGGGGGCTGGTGCCGAGGCCGATGCGGAAATAGAACAGCCGGGTATAATTTCTGAATTTGGTGACTTCGCGAATACCGTTTTCACCACCATCGGCGACCTACCTGATGCGCTAATCAGGGGTTTTTTCAAGGGTGGCGCTGAAGCGGTACATGCTTTCGGGTTGCTTGATGATGACCAGATCGCCAAGGTCAGAGAAGCTGCCAAGTTCTCCAGAGGTCTTGTTGAGAAAGAGGGCGTTAATCCTATCGTTTCCGGTCTTGTTGAGGACATCTCCGCTATCGCTGCGCCAGCGATACCTATCTTTAGGGGTCTGCAAGCCGTGGGGTTGGCGAGGGGGGCAGCAATTATCATCGCCGAGGGACTGGGCGATGCTCTAGGCACTAATCCTGACGATCCGGCTTTAGCAAATATGCTGCAAGATATGATTGGCGAAGATGGTGAAGGGGTATTAACCGAAACCTTGAAGATACTGGCAACTGACCCTAACGATCCAGAGATCATAAACCGGGCGAGAAGGTTTGCTGAAGGCGCCGGTATCGGACTCGCATTTGAGGGCATCATCAAGGCGATACAGAAATCGCCGGGAACCATCGCAGCCATGAAGCAACGCTGGGCCGAGGGGAGGTCGCCTATCCCGGTCGGCGGATCGATTGAGGATGTTAGCGGCGGGCCGGTACTGCCGCCGCCTCAAAAGCTGGCGGCTGGTGGGGTGACGCCGACGCCGGGGCCGCTCCCTAGCCCGCGTAGAGTTGGTACAACAGGTCAATATATCGGTGCGCCAGGTGGAGTGGATACTCCCCAGAAATTATCTGGGTTGCGGCGGAAGATTGCGGCTCTTGCCAGGGAAGGTGAACCAGGGCGGTTTTGGTATGAGCGCAGTGGTCGGCAATTATTGGAAGCGGTCGGCGGTGACATAGATGAGGCCGATAAATTAATCCAGGCAATTGCCGTAACGTCACCAGGGACAAGAGTGAAAGGTAATTTTAATTTCGCGCTTCAAGCCTATTCGCAATGGAAGGCCGGTAAGCCGATTAAAACAGGCCGATTCCCAACGTCAATGAGCAAGAAGTTGGAAGAAATTTTCGCCGGCAAAGATTGGGCCGGTAGGAAAACTGACGATTTCTACAACAATTTAATGATTCATATAGCCCCGGAGAGGGCTGGACCTGTGACCGGTGATATCTGGATGTTAAGAGCATTTGGTTTTACTAAAGCCAACGAGATGCCTTCTCCCCAACAGTATGCATTTATGACCAGGGAAACCCAAAAGATTGCCAAGCAGCTTGGTTGGGAACCGCACCAAGTCCAGGCTTCTATTTGGGTAAATATGAAAGCAAGATCAGAAAACCCCGACGTTAAAGCGATTACGGAAAAAACATCAGAAGCGGCGGGTTGGATTACTTATAAGACAAACAAGAAAGGCAAAAAAGAACGGGTGATTCTTGACAAAGAAAAACATATGGGCAATTGGCTTAAACATTCTATGAAATATACGCCAACGGCGGAAGACATTGGCAGAGCGAAATTTGATTACGCTGATTCTTTGCGAGAAAATTTAGCCCAGGTTTCATGGGAAAGCATCCCAGGCCGTACCGGCAATCACATGCCAGAGATGTTCAATGCTCCGTATGAACAGCAAGCGGAATACCATGTAGCAATTTCCAAGGCGTTTCTGGATGACGGTGGCGGCGATATAGCAGCCAAAAAACTGGGTATTTTAACCCCTGGTGATTTTGAGGCTCCGGGGTATTTTGGAGGTAAGGTAAGTCCTGGCACTCAAACAGAGGTAGTCGCGCCTCCAAGGTTTAAGGGTTCGCCTACAAAACAACTGGAGCCAGCCTCCGTTGATCTTATTCGGGCCTATGTCGCTGTCCGTGGCATTCTGATGAAACAAGACGGCATGGGGTGGCATCGTCCTTTTTTTAATGCAAAGGTTGCCGAGAGCAACGGCATTGAAGTACGCATTGGCCGTAGTTTCAGCGAAGATGAAACAGCAAGGTTGGCTGACTTGATTGCGGAGGTTGCCGAGCATCGGGAGTATGTGCCGATAAGTTCCAGGGGGGGCGTCAGACTTATCAACTTTGATTATCTGGGTGTGGACAATGAAGCGTTTCACGGTATAATAAGTCGTGCGCTTGAGCGCATGGAATTTGATGACGGGGCCGATGCTGTGGCAAAACGATTTGCCTCACAAAATGGCTACGAAATGAACGATTGGGGAGCAAGTAAAAATGGCGAAGGTTACTTGGAGTCAAGCCTCAAAGGACGATCCGATATTCAACGGAAGGTTCGTGATATCGTCACCGAAATCCAACCAAGGATCGATGATGTCGAAACCGACTTCGCAGAACGATACGGCTGGACAAGAAATGATGGACTCAACAGCGGATACAGAAGCCAGCCAGGGCCCAGCAAAGCAACTCGGAAAACCCGCGAGGAAATAGAAAACCAGGGTGGGGCTTTGAACACCAATGTCGGCGATAAGGTCGGCCGAATCCTAGACGAGCATGGCATTAAATGGGAACACCATGAAAATGGTGGCATCACTGCTATTGAAGAGTGGACTTCCAAAACTGGCAAGCCAGGAAGTAGCAAAAAATACTTTGGGCCAAACACCAAACTTGGAACCATTCGGAATTGGTTAGGATACTAAATGGCACTTGACCCAACCGCCTTAAACCCAGAGCAAACCCCGGCTGAATTATCACCGGGGTTTTTTGATGGCGCCGGTGACGATGTCCTCATCGGTAGCACCGGCGTCGATACCGTGTCCGATGCGCCTGACGGCGCCACCATTCCGCCGGAAGGCACCGAGGTCGCACTTGGGCTTGGCAATATAATCAAGGCTGTCGGCGAGGCCGCGAAGAAGGTGAAGGGAGCCGAAAAGAAAGGCGAGACTTTTAGGCGAACGGGCCGGCCGGAAGATGAACCCGTACCCGATTTGAAAGGCGGCGAAGAGCCAACCGGCGTGGCGCCGGATGCAGACCAGATGCCGGGACCGGAGACTTCAGCATCCGATGCAGAGGAATATTTCCGCAAGCAAGATGGGCGGCCACCGCAAGAGGTTCCGAAAGGACGGGTCGAGATACAGGTCAGCGGCCCCAAGATTACCGAGGTCATGGAGGAATACAAGCGGTTCACCACCGATACACCATTTTCTGCCCTGGATGATTTCAACGCCGCGAATCTGGATACAGATCAGGATGTGATGGCAGTCATTGCCGCGCATTCCAAGGTCTACGCCAAGGAAATGACAGACGCCACCGGCGGCGTGATACAGCACAAGGTCTCCCGCCACATGGCCGACCTGATCGGTGCCTCAAAGGGCCGATTGATGCAGAAACTTCTCGGTGGCGAAATTCTTCACGGCAAACAGCCGGGTGAAATAGCCGCCAACATGCTTGCCGCCCGTGACCTGCTGGTCTGGTCGGCGCAGAAGGTCGATGAACTGGCGAAGCTTGTTCACACCGGCAATGCCGATGATCTGATAAAGGTCGGCTTCGACACGGTTGAGGAAGCGGCGGTTGCCATGAACCGACAGGCGGCGCTCCATGTCGCCATCCAGGCCAAGGTCAAGGGCGCCAAGACCGAGATCGCCAGGACGCAATCAGCGCAGAGAATTGCCGCCCGTGGTGATCCTTTACGCGACCAGAATATTGCCGCCATGTTGGAGGGCGGCGGTGGCTTGGCCTTCGCCAAGAAAAAGGCAGCGATGCTTTTATCATATGAAGACCCCGTACAAAGAGCAAACTTTTTACGCCGGTCGAAGACCGCCAAGACCTTCGATGCACTTTACGAAGCGTGGGTCAACGGTCTGTTGTCGAACCCCGTCACACATATGGTTAACCTACTCGGCAATTTCTTCCACATGACCGGACAGATTGTGGTGCGCGGCACCGCTGCCGCATTTGCCAGAGCGCGTCGAGCCAGGACCGGGGAGAACAACGGTGTTCAGAGTGGCGAAGGCACGGCGATGACATTCGCCATTTGGATGGCAATGCGGGATGCAAGTAAAATGGCCGGCAAGGTCTTCAAAGACCCGTCCGGTGAGATCATGGCGAAGGTTGAGCCGGGTGTAAAACTTCGGCAAAACTCATTCTCGGCGGAAGGCTTTGAGGCCAGCGGCATAGCCGGCAAGGCGTTTGACCTCGGCGGAACCCTGCTGACGATGGGGCGGGTAGGGACCAGGGGGCTTGCCGCCGGCGATGTGTTCTTCAAGGTGCTTTCACAGCGGATGGAAATATATGCGCGGGCTTATCGGGAGACTGCGCTGGAATTTGGCGACACTGCCGCCAGCCGGATGGATGAGTTCTCCGAGGCGCTGGCCGACCGCATGGCGAACCCGACAGCAGCGACACAAGAGGCGGCGTTCGACTTCGGCCGCTATGTTACCTTCACCGGTCAATTGGGTTCATTCGGCTCGGCCGCACAAACCATCGCAGCGAACGGATTCATCCGCTGGTTCGTTCCTTTTTTGAGGACGCCCGCGAACATTATTAAGACTTCCTGGGAATACACGCCCATGCACATGGCGACCGAGAGGTACAGGACTGCCATCGCCCAAGGCGGCGAGGCGGCTGACCTGGCGAAGGCGCGGGTTGCGCTCGGGACAGCGACCATGGTTAGCGTGGCCGGGTTGGCGAGGGCCGGCTTCATTACCGGCGGTGGCCCGTCCGACGCCGTCCTCCGCGAAAATTTGACGCGGCAGGGGTGGCAACCGTACAGCATCAAGATCGGCGACAGATATTATTCGTACAAGCGGATTGAGCCGTTCGCTACGGTCATTGGCATTGCCGCCGACCTCACCGCGATTGCGGGTCAGGTATACGACACCGGCAAGTATGACAAGATCGTCACGTCCCTTGCCGTGGCGCTGGCGAAGAACGTCACCAGCAAGACCTATATGGAAGGCTTTAGCAAATTGATCGACGTGATCCAGAACCCGGAACGCTACGGGCAAGCTGCCATTGAGAATTTCATGCGGACTATAATGCCGCGGATTGGCGCCAACATCGAGAGGCAATTCGACCCAGAACTTAGATACACGCGGGGTTTGCTTGATGCTCTGATACAAGATGTTCCCGGTTTCTCTTCTATTCTGCAACCGGATGTTGATCTGTGGGGCCGGCACGTTGTCTATGAAACCGGGCCCTACGGCACCGGCATGATCAATCCTTTTTATACGTCTACCGAGAAACCCAACCCGGTGGACGCCGAAATGGACCGCTTACAATTTGGAATGGATGTTCCCGGCGAAGTGATACCCACCGTACAGACCGACGTAAAATTACAGGCGAAAGAACTTTATGACTACCGGGTCAAGGCCGGCCAATTCAGCTTGGCCCGTGCCAAGGCCGAATTGCTGACCGAGGAATACAGAACGAGCAAGTCCGACGAACACAAGAAGATACTACTTCACCAAGCCATCATGGATGGTCGCAAGGACGCCCAGGATTGGCTGCTGGACGAAGGATGGAGAAAACGCCGCCGCCGCCACCAGCGATATCTTTTTAAATACTCGTCAGAAATCATGGGAAAGCCCAGTGAACATGCGGATACGATAACCAAAATGATCAACATGATTCTTGATGACCGTGAACAGAGGTTAGAACAATGACCGTAACAGCAACCACCACCACATCCAGCGTCACCGGCGACGGTTCCGCGACCGAGTTCGCGACCGGCTTCGCGTTCCAGGGTACAGGTTCTACATCGGAACTGGTCGTGGTCGAGCGCGTCATCGCAACAGGTGCCGAGACAACCAAAAGTTATACCAGTCACTACACCGTGACCGGCGGCGACGGCTCGACCGGCACGGTCATTGCCGTGACGGCGCCGGCGTCCACGGTCGAGTGGCACATCCGGCGGAATACCACCCAAACACAAACCACCGACTATGTCGAGAATGACCCCTTCCCGGCCAACACTCATGAGACGGCGTTAGATCGGGCGATAATGATCCTGCAAGAGCATGAAACCGACATTGCCCTGACGTTCGCATTTCCCGACACCTACACGGGTGGTGCCTCGACGGCTATGCCGGAACCGGCCGCGTCGAAACTGCTGGCCTGGAACAGTTCAGCCAACGCCTTGGAAAATATTACCGTTGCCAGCATCGGCGCCATAGCGGCATCAGATGCCACGCCGATTATCGAAGGCACCGGCGCTGCCGGCACGGCGACCACATACGCCCGCGGCGACCACGTTCACCCATCTGGTGCCACTTCCGTTGTGGCGGACACGACCCCGCAACTCGGCGGACAGCTTGACGTGAACGGACAGGCAATCGGTGACGGCACCCGCGAATTGCTGACGTTCACGGAAGATGGCAGTGCGGTCAATCATTGGAATATCGAGAACCAAGCAAGCGGGGGGGGGCCAATACTGCGACCGGCAGGGGATGATGCCGCTATCGATGCCGTGATCGAGTCCAAAGGCACCGGCCTGATCCAGCTAAAGGATTTGGTTCGCTTCAACGTCGGCGCCGATGTCGCCAGCGCAACGTCATTGCCATTGGTTAAAGATGGGACATTCGTCGATGTAACTGGCACCACGACCGTGACCTCGCTGGCCTCGACCGGCATCGGTTCGATGATTGTGGTGCAGTTCGACGCCGCATTAATTTTGACACATCATAGCACCGACCTAATTCTGCCCGGCGCTGCGAATATCACGACAGCCGCTGGTGATGTTGCCGTATTTTATGAATATGCCAGTGGCGATTATCGCTGCATATCGTACCAAGTTGCGGCCAGCGCGCCCGGTGGCGGTGGCGCCTGGACGGTGATTGAGGAGCAAACCGCTTCTGCATCCGCCAATCTTAATTTCGACTTGGATAATACCACTTATAAGAATTTCCGGTTCTGGGGAGCGAATTTACTACCTGCGACGGATGCCGTTTCACTGGAGATGACCTACTCAGTTGACGGTGGTTCCGCTTGGCTGAGTGGCGGGTATTATTGGGGTGCGCAGGGGCTTGTTGTCGGCGTCGCCGCCGATACTCATGGAGAAAATAACGCGGATACCTTCATCTTGACAGGGCGGTCTGCCGCCACCTGGGGCAACGCCGCCACCGAGGGAGGCAATTTCGTCATTAACATTATTCGTCCTGTTAACACTGACAATGTGGGTTGGACCGGCAACGGAATGTTTCTCTCCGCTAGCACTCAAGCCTCTCATTGGGTTGGCGCAGGGCATAACGTCACCGGCGGGAACGATATCGACAATATCAAATTTGCATTTTCCTCAGGCAACATCGCCAGTGGTAAAATTTTGTTGGAAGGGCAAGCGATATGACGCGAGAAGAAAAGCTACTGGCCATCGCCGCCGAAGGGCGCGAGGTTGTCGATATGGATAACGTCGATGCCAACCGCCGCCATTCGCCGCGCCACGGGATCATGTGCTATATGCTCCCCGCTGAGAACGCTGTTAGAGACGCCGAGGAAGCCACTGCCGAGGCTGATATGGCTGATTATATCGCCAACCACAAATATAAAGATGATCGTCGCGCTGAATATCCTGATCTGGGCGACTTTGCCGACGCCGTTTATTGGGCGCAGAAGGGCGACGATAGCAAGATGGTGGACTGGATTGCTTGTTGCGATGCAGTCAAGGTTAATAACCCCAAGTTGTAGCCTACAGTATGTTGGAACAATTGCTTCAAGACTGGCGCTTTTTGCTGGCGGTCGCCGCCGCCGCCGTCGCCATCGGTGAGGGCCGCTATAAGCTAAGTCGCCATGAGAGGGCGATTGATTCGCTGCTGGCTGATAAGCTTGCCGCCGCCACCATCGCTGCCGAGATCAAAGGCATGGCCCAGGATTTGCGCGAACTGAAATCCGGCATTCAAGCGTTTAGCCTGAAGTATGACAATGGCACGGCGCGTCTGTGGGCCCAGCTTGAAGAATTAAGCATCGATACGAAAGAGAGGCTTGCCAAGATCGAGGGCCAGATCGGTTAGATGGCTCGAATTTTCACGTCCGATCATGTAGATGTGGTGACGGCGAAGCATTTGTATGAGACGATGACGATGGATGCCATCGCCGAAAAGATGGGCATGAACAGATCAAAAGTTCAGCGCCTATTGCGGGTGCCTGATGCGGCGCCAACCACCCCTACCCTGCCGATATTTCCAGACGAAGATATCGAGGCCGAGGAAATCCTCGACCACATGGAGCATCGGTTTGAGAAGCGGCTGGAACATGATGCCGCGCTCAAATGGTTCAGCATCAGGATGCCGACCAACGAGCCGATGGGTCTCACCTTTGTTGGTGACCCGCACATCGGCGACACGGGTTGCAACATCAAACTGCTGCGCGAGGATTGCCAGACCATGGCGCTCACGCCGGGGATGCATGCCGTAAATTTGGGCGACACGACCAACGGGTGGGGCGGGTATCTCATAAGACTTTACGCGGAGATGGACAGCTCACGCGAGACAGAGCATCGCCTGGCTCGGTGGTTCCTACAAGAGAGTGGTGTGCCTTGGCTGATCTGGTTGATGGGCAACCACGATCTGATGGATGGCGAGTTCGCTGCGTACATCAAGACACTGAACGCCCACCAGATACCTATGTTGGATTGGCGGGCGCAATTTAAGCTGGTGTTCCCCAACGGCAAAGAAGCGCGTATCGACGCGGCGCACAACCACAAAGGCACCAGCATATACAACAAGCTACACGGTCAGAAACGTGCGGCGCTTTGGGAAGAAAACGCCGATGTATATGTCGCCGGCCACCATCACAACTGTGCCATCACCCAGGAAGAACTTGATGATGGGCGCTGGGTAACCATGATGCGGGCGCGTGGCTACAAGTGGATCGATGCGTGGGCGGCAATCCACCAGTTTCGCGACAATCGGCACGGCGCATCCGTCATGCTGGTCATCGATCCCAAGGCCGAAAGCGCAACCGAATTTATCCACCCATTCGCCGACATCAAGACCGGCGCCAGGTATCTAACATATCTTAGGAGTAAATGAATTGTTGACACTTCTCGGATCACTGCTGGGTTTTGGAACATCGTTCCTGCCCAAGGTCATGGATTATTTTCAAGATAAATCTGATAAAATCCATGAGCTTCAGATTATGCGGGCGCAAGCCGAGATCGAACTGGACAAGACCGCCATCGAAGCCAACATCCGCGAGATCGAGGCGGTTCATAAAGAGCATGCCAGCGTGGTACGCAAGGCATCTCAGTTCTTCATAAACCTCAGTTCCTCAGTGAGGCCGATAGTCACTTACTTGTTCGTCATAGAGTGGTGCATCATCACATACGCCATCGCGTTCCTGTTGATACGCCAGGACGGCGTCACCATCGACGCCCTGCGCCAGATACTCGATGAGGATTTCATGGCAATTTTCGCCGCCATAATTTCGTTCTGGTTTGGCGACCGTAGGTTCGGTCGAAATGCAAACAAATGATGCTGGACTTCACATCATCAAAATATGCGAAGGTTTCCGCCGCCGACCGTATTTGGATGTGGGCGGCGTTGTTACTGTGGGCCATGGCACTACCCGTGGCTGGGATAATCGACCTCTCACGATGGACCTGGCGCCGATTACGCGGGCCGATGCAGAGGCTTTTCTCAAACGCGATGTCGTGGCTACGGAAGGGTTTGTCTCGCGTCTGGTCAAAGTGGATTTGAACGCGAACGAGTTCAGCAGTCTGGTCTCTTTTACCTACAATGTCGGCGCCGGGAACCTGCAAAGATCAAAACTCCGCATGGCTCTGAACCGTGGACACAGGCTCGATGCGGCCGATGAATTTCAATGGTGGCGCCGCGCCGCTGGGCGTATTTACCGCGGGCTTGTTCGTCGCCGATCCATGGAGCGGGAGTTGTTTCTGGATGAAAATTTTTAGCAGTTGACCGATGCCGCGGATATTCCATGCTGCAATGTTCACGGCAATTTTGGGTGCATGCGTGGCCAACGTCACGTCGGTGCCGGTGGCGGTGCCAGTGCCGGTGGAGGTGTGTGCCACGTCTACCATGGCAACGGTGCGCGCAGAAGCGCGTAAGCAGACGGGCGTCGATCCGACGATATTGACCGGCGATGATGCAGAGGTATTTATCGCGGCCTTCAACAAGTCACCGCCGTTGTCCACGGTTGTCGCCGACGAAATCGTTCTGGTTGCGGCTGGCCCAGGAACCGCGTTCATCATGATGGGGTTGCGTGGGTGTCTGGTCCAAACCGCGAGGTCATTGTGGTACTACATTTCCCAGTGGCGAGGCGGTAAAATTCCCGGTATCGATAGCTAAGAAAAACGCCCGGTATTGAAACCGGGCGCTGGAATTTACAAAGACACTAGCATGATCAATATGGCGATGATGCCGATGACGATATCCATTTTGCTTTCCCTTTCATTGCACCAGTTCCTTTAGCCTATTGAACCGTTCCGATACCAGCGGCGCGTGGTACTCTGAGTTGTCGGCGTGATGTGGATGGCGTTGGCGAAACACTTGCCAGGCATCGTGGGCCTGAAAATATATCTTCGCCGCCGCGGCGATCTGGCGCAGCTTTGGCACCT